ATATGCTCTAGGTACAATTTAATAATTGAGCTAGATAAAGAAATTCCTAGACAATTAAACATAGAGCCTGCACAAGATTATTTTGATGCAGGAACAAGTAAGGATTGGAGTAACAAAATAGACTTAAATAAAGATGTAAAGCTAAAGCCAACAAATGAGTTCAGGAAAGAACGCATTAATATGTTTGATTTAGAGGATGAGGATAGGCTCAACTATTATTGGCAAGATACATTCGATGAGGTTTACAATAGTTATACTGCTGATTTTAGTGGCGATTTTGGAAAGGATGATTTAGAGATTAAAACAATATTTTCATCTTGGAATACCAAAAGACCACAAGGTCATGACATGCTCATTGCAATGCCATACAAATGGGACAATGGAGAACCTACTTTTGTAGAGATTAAACCTAGACTGTTTGCTTATAGTGGTTTAAAGTCTTGCCAACCATACAGATATTGGAGTCAAGCAACAGGTGGATATACAACAGAAACATCTTATCCTTTTTGTAACCATTACTTGATGAGTGGCGATACTGTTGTTTCTACTGATTCAGATATAAGGTTTAAAACTAAAGGCGTATTTGATTTACAATTTTATGTTAATCAACCAACTGTAAACGATACATATGCAAAGTGTTGGAGAAAGTATTTAAACAACATATATAGTAAGGAGGCAAGAATACTTACTGCAAACTTTTATTTAACACCAGAGGATATTGCTCAGTTTAAGTACAACGATAAGATATTTGTACAAAACTCATATTATAGAATAAACAAGATTACATCTTATGCTTTAGGCAAAAACCAAAGTACAAAGGTAGAGCTTATAAAATCTATTGAGGGAGTATTTAATGATTCAATGCTTGTTTTTGATTGTGATTTAGAATTGTCATCAACAAATTTTAACGGAACTACATCTTGGGTAGATTCAGCAGGTGCATCAGCTACTCCAACACAAGCATGTTGCGAGGCTAACAACTTTAGCTTTATAGACAATGTTTGTTATTGGAATACAACTGTCTTGCCACACGAACCTGTACCATCTCCAATTGTATTCAATCAAAATAAGAATGTAAATACCACAGGTGGCGAGGTTATAGTCGGACAAACTGCATCAAGCGTTGTGGTAAACGAATCAACACAGATATACCTAGAGGGAACAGTTCGGAGATTAGGCGAGGAAGCAAAGACAAATGAGGTTTTAAGCTATGATGAAATTAACGAGCATACTGAATGGGTAACACGCACAGAGTTTCCTAGCACAGTTCCAATAAGAGGGCAGAACATAGGAACGATTTACGATACTGAAATGTACCTTACTGCTTCTGACTTTACAAAAACAAATTCAAGTAGTGGTGCAGGTGGTGTAATGGCTGAATTTGGGCAATTTGTAAATTCTCCAAGCTCTTCGGTAAATTTAATATCATCGTTCCAATTACCTTTAGGTTATAGAGTAAATTCTGTAGTAGTTTATGGAGGTAATACTGCTTCAACTTTCTCAGTTAGGGTTTCAGATGTAGACGATGCTACAAGTACAGAGGTAGGTGCATCAACTGCAATTAACTCAACTGTTTCACTTACAGGACAGAACGCAGCTAAAGGTACTTTTTGGAGTATAATAGTAGTAACAGGACATACAGGTAGATATATATCAGGTGCAAAATTAATCTTAGAAAGAGTAGCAGGTTCATGATAAACGAAGTTATAAGGTTGGTTACATCTAACCAGATCAAAGAAACGGAAGAGAACAAAGTATTGTTTGGAGCTTACAAATATCCAACATCTATAAAAGAAGCATGGCAACAATTTAAAAAAGAGATATGGCAGAAGAGTACAAATTAAAAATGACTGCCGATACATCTGAGGTGGTTGAGGACATCAAAGACGTAAAGGAAGAAATTAAAGAAGCATCAGAAGAGCAGACTATATTCTCAAAAGCTACTGATAAACTTAAAGATGCGTTTAAGTCTTTAAAGGGTGGTGTAAAGATTGTTATAAACTCTTTTAAAACATTAAAGGGTGCGATTGCTGCGACAGGTATCGGATTGCTTGTTATAGCATTGGGTTCTTTAGTTGTATTCTTTACAAAGACACAAAAAGGGGTTGATTTACTTGACCAAGCAATGGCAGGTCTAGGTGCTGCAGTTGATGTTATTATAGATAGGATTTCGAGCTTTGGCGATAGTATTACAAAATTCTTTAGTGGAGATTTTTCAGGTGCAGTTGAGGGAATGACAAAAACGTTTTCTGGCTTAGGCGATGAGATTGTAAGAGAAGCAAAAGCAGCAGCAAGTTTAGAGAAAACATTGCAGAGCTTGATTGATATGGAACGAGAGTTTTCAGTTCAGAAAGCTAAGAACAATGTTATCATTAGAGAGGCAGAAGCATTAGCAGCAGACCAAAACGCATCTTTAGACTTAAGAGTTACTAAGTTAAAAGAGGCAATGGCTTTGATTGAAGAACAAGCTCTTGAAGAAGAAAGGATTGCAAAATTAAACTTAGATACAATACTTGCAAAGAATGCTCTAGGAGAAAGTACAAGAGAGGACATGCAAAAGGAAGCTGATGCAGAGATTGCATTGATAAATATTAGAGCAGAGGCAGCAGATAGGAGAAAGGCTTTAATAGGGCAGTTACAATCTTTAAATGGGCAGCTACAAATACAGGAACAAGAAGCAGCATTTGAAAAAGTAAAGAATGAGGAGGTGACAAATGCAATAATTTTGGAAAACTCTAAAACTTTAAATCAATTAAAAATTGAAGATGAAGAAAATACAAGTCTTAAGTTAATTGATACAAGAAAAAAAACAAACGATGCTATACTAGCTTCTGAAAAGGAGTTGAGCAAAGATGAGCAGCTACTAAGAAAGTCAAACACAGAGTCACAACTACAAGCAGGTGCACAATTAGCAGGTGCATTGTCAAGTCTTGCAGGAGATAACAAAGAGCTTGCAGTTGCATCAGCAATCATTGATACTTATGTAGGTGCAAACAAGGCATTTGCTCAAGGTGGTGTTGCAGGTTTTATAACAGGTGCAGCAGTTATTGCAGCAGGTTTAGCAAATGTTAGAAACATAATGCAAACTGAGGTCAAAGGTGCAGGAGGTGGTGCATCAGCATCAATACCAAACGCATCTCCAATAGGCAATACAATAGGTCAAGCAATTCCTGTAAATGCTAATCTAAACGATTTAGTTAATCAAGGAAACGAAACTCCTCCTGTGCAGGCCTATGTAATATCACAAGAGGTAACAGATTCACAAGAAGCAGATTTATACATTAAAACTCAAACTGTATTATAATGAAAAAGAAAGACGAAGAGAAGCGTAAAAAAAAGAAATACGACAAAATGAAATTAGTTGAGTTCGTGCTTAACGAGAACGATGCAGATGTTGGTGTCTTTGCTATTAGCTTAGTGGAAGACCCTGCGATAGAAGAAAACTTTATGTATTTCTCTAAATCTGGCAAGCCACAAAAGTTTGCAACACTAAGCGATGAGAAACGCATTGTCATGGGTGCAGTAATGATTCCTGACATGCCTATATTAAGAGTTGATGCAGAGGGCGAAAAGTACAACTGCTTCTTTAGTAAGGAAACAATACGCAGAGTTGAGGAGCTTTACATGATTAATAGCAAACATCAATCAGCAACTTTAGGACATGAGAGAGCAGTAAACGGAGTTACCACAATCGAAACTTGGATTGTTGAAGATTCAAAGATTGACAAGTCTGCATTGCATGGGTTCAATTATCCTGTTGGAACTTGGGTTGCCTGTATGAAGATTGAGAACGAAGATGTTTGGAGCAACTATATAAAAGAGGGCGAGGTTAAAGGTTTTTCTATTGAAGGCTACTTTGACACAAAAGAGTCTGAGGGAATTAAAATGGAGAAAGAAGATGTATTAAGTAAGCTCAGACAAATCATCAAGGATAGTGAAAATAAAACAAAGAAAAAATAAACCTATTTAATAGAATAGAAACAAACCCTAGAAAATGGAAGCATTAGACAAAATCAAAGAAATTTTAGGTATGGTAGAAGTGGTAAGCGAAAACGAACCTACTCCTGCTGAATTATCTGAAGCAAAAGAACATTTAAAATTCGAGGAGGCAACTCTTGAAGATGGTACTATAATTAGTGCTGATTCATTTGATATTGGTAACGAGGTGTTTATCGTTGTAGAAGATGAACGTCAACCAATGCCTGTTGGAGAATATGTTTTTGCTGATGGTACTTTGCTAGTAGTAGAGGAAGAGGGAATTATTGCTCGTATCGGAATACCTGAAGAAGAGGTTGTTGAGGAAGTTGTTGAGGATTCAAAAACTGAAGAACTTAGCGAAACTAACACCGAAACAAAAGACGCATTAGTGCAAGCAATCGGAGTGCTAGAGAATTTAGTACAAGAGTTTGCAAGCATTAAAGAAGAGTTCAATACTTTGAAAACTGCAAAAGAAGAGGCAGTTGCTAAAGTTGAGGAGTTCGAAAAAGTAGGCGAGGGAATAACACCAAGTCCAGAAGGAAAGACATCAGAAACTAAATCAATGGTTGAGTTTTCTAAGTTAAGCCCACAAGAAAGAGTTCAATATTTAATTAATAAAAACCAAAATATTTAAGAAATGGCAGATTCGTATACTAAACTGTACGCAGGTAAAGCGGCAGCAGGGTTTATGTCAGCATCTCTACTAAGTGGAGAGACATTAGCAAAAGGTTACTTAACTGTGTTACCAAACGTAGCATTCAAAGTAAACCTAAACAATTTTAATTTAGATGCAGCAGCAGTTAGAAATGCAACTTGTGATTTTACAAGTTCAGGAGATGTTACTTACGTTGAGAAAGCTCTTGCTCCAAAGCGTTTACAAGTAAACAGAGCATTGTGTAAAAACGATTGGCTTTCAACTTGGGCAGGTGCAAACATGAGAGCAGGTCTGGATGGTACTTTACAATCTGACTTCGCTACTTACTTAATCTCTTATGCAGGTTCTTTAGTAGGGCAGCAAGTTGAGAAGTCAATTTGGGCAGGTGCAGCAAGTACAAATGGAGAGTTTGATGGATTTGAAACATTACTTGCAGCAGATGCAGCAGTTGTAGATGTAGTAAAAACTACATTGAATGCAGGAAACATTATTGCTCAAATCGGAAGAGTTCGAGATGCAATACCTAACGCAGTTTACGGACAGGATGACTTATGTATCTTTATGGGTACGGCAGCATTTAAATTCTATATCTCAGCTCAAGCAGCTTTAGGTTACTTAAACCAATATCACGCAGGAGTAACAGATGCAAACTTTGAGGGTATTCCAATTAAGTGGTGTCCAGGTATGTCTGCTGACAAAATGGTTGCAGGTCGTAAATCTAACATGTTCTTTGCAACTGACTTAGAGGGAGATTTGACTGAGGTTAAGCTATTAGACCAAACAATGGTTGATGGTTCAGATAATGTTAATCTAGTAATGAAGTTCAATGCAGGTGTTGGTTACTCAACAGGTGCAGACATCGTTCTTTACGCATAAATCGTTAAGGTATGGCATGTTTATTAACAAATGGTAGAGGCTTAGAGTGTAGAGAAGCAGTAGGTGGTTTAAGAAACGTCTACTTTGCTAATCATAATACATTAGGAGCTTACACAGTTGACGCAGATGGACAGTTAACTGCCGTTGCAGGTACAACAAATGTTTTCAAATATGCTTTAAACCCACAAAGCTCTGAATATACTGAAACTATAACTGTGTCTGAGGATAACGGTACAGTATTTTATGAGCAAGTAACTACATTAATGTTGCCAAATTTAAGCAAAGAAGCTCTCAAGGCTCTTCGTTTATTAACGGCAGGTCGATTCCAAATCTTTACAGAGGATAACAATGTAAATGAAGCGAATGGATTTGGGCAATGTTATTTAGTAGGTGCTTACAATGGTGCTACTGTTACAGGTGGTAGCGTTGCATTGGGGAAAGCTCTTGGCGATATGAGTGGCTATACATTGACGATAACATCAAGAGAGCGTAAATCTGCTCTTTTTGTTGAACCAGGAACAACAACCATATTTGATGGTTTAGGTTCTACACTAACAGTTGTAGATTCATAGATCTGGTACATAATATTAGAACCCTTGCAGAGATGTGAGGGTTTTTTTTGCTCTATACTAAAACAAAACAGGTAGTTTACTATTTATTAATATACTTAAAAAACAAGATTATGCCACAGAATACAATAGTAAGACAAGCAGCAACTGCTTTAGCAGTAACTCCAAGTGATGGTACACCGATTACAGGTGCATCTTTTAACTCTCCTGCTGCATTATTTGTAGGTACAGGGGGAGATATAAATGTTATCACTTTAGGTGGCTCTACTGTCTTATTAAAGAACATAGCAAACGGAACATTTTTACCTGTTCAAGTTACACATGTAAAAGCAACAGGCACAGATGCAACTGATATTGTAGCTTTATTTTAAATAGAGCTTTATGTTAGTAAACATTATACAAAATACAATAAGCAGTTTCCGTAGTGCATTAGCATCTGCATCTGTTATCACAACCAATCTAAAGATGTGGCTTGGATTTGAAACGAGCGAAACATTAGGTACGGAGTTAGTTAGTAATGGAGATTTTTCTGATGGTACGACAGGTTGGCAAGGTTCTGATGCTGCTGCAAATATTAGTATTTCCAATAATAGACTTCGTTTGACAAATGGAGATGCTAGTGCGGCAGGTGTAGTAAATTCTACTACTACAAAAATTAGTTTTAAAAATGGTTCAAACTATGAAATTTCGTACGAAAGTTATCAAGGTACATCAACAAATAAAAATTCACAATTATTTTTAGGAACAACACAAAGCGGAGGTTCATCTGCTGATAAACTCGTTGGAGAAGTTTTCACAACTGATGGTATTCATAAGCAAAATTTTACATCAACAAGTAACCAAGAACTTTTTTTAACTATTAAAAATGGTATTACAACTTCGGGTGTTTATATGGAGTTTGATAATATCTCCGTAAAAGAACTAAGCCAAATCACACCTGACAAATCTGGCAACAATAATGTAGGAGAGTTGTTTACAGGTAAGGCTATTGAGTTTAATGGTACTAATAATTATGTTGATATAAGTGGTTTTTCTATGAGTGGCAATGTATCTACATTTGCATTTTGGATAAATTCAAATGATACTTTAGGTAGAATTATTGATATAAATCCAAATAGATTTATTATATCATTTAACAACAATCAATTATCATTGTATGATGGAAGTTGGAAGAATTTTGGAACAATAAGCACAAATGTATGGAATAGATGTGTTATTGTAACAAATAGTACAAGTGCAAAATGTTATGTTAATGGTGTTCAATTAGGTGTTGAAAAAACTATTTCTGCCCTTAGAATAAATAGTGCTACTAATGCTATAATTGGAGCACAATATCAAACTGTCAGCACATTTTTTGACGGAGAAATGTCTGACTTCCAAATATATAATGCAGCTTGGACACAAGACGATATAACATTCGATTACGCAAACCCAAATAAACTTGCAATAGATAACCCTAGTACGTCTTTAAACGTTACAAACTTAAAAGCATATTGGGCGATGAGTGAGGGTGCAGGCTCTTTAGCTTATAATAGTGCTGTTGCATTAGGAAATGATGCGGTTGTTGATGGAGATTTTCCTTTACCAAATGTTAATTGGACGATAGGAAATGGTACAGAAATAACTGCAAGTGGTGCGAGGGTAAATAATACAGTTACAGGTGGGATTGCTTTTGTTAAGCAATTTCTTAATAATACTCCATTTGGTAAGACATTTGTTCTTACTTATGATGTTGTTAGTACAAATGGAAATTTACTAGTTTTACAACAAGCATCTGATTTAGATTTAGATACAGCAACCATAGGTACAAACAAAAAATTTACGTTTTCTTGGGACAGACCAATAGATGAACTTACAATAAAAAGAAAAGGAGGACAAGTTGGTGCAACAGATGTTACAATAGACAATGTTGCTCTTCAAGAAATAAGTGTAGGTGTTATAAATGGAGCTACATACGAACCTGCTCAACCAAGAATACCACAACTAGGTATGATGAATTGGGCAAAGAGTACACCTGTGGCAGATGAGATTACATTAATACCTAACCCAAACAACACAACACAGGACATCTTCGGTAACGCAGTTCGAGATAGATTGAACTCGTTTAATTTAGACGGAAGTGGGTACTCAAGTGTTGCTAATAATAGTAGTATAAAACCAACAAGTGCTTTAAGTATTGAATGTTGGGTTAAAACACCTGATGTAAGTTTGGCATCAAAATATATATCTGATGCTGATGTAGGTGCAACAAGGTTCTTCTTAATGCAAGTAGGCTCTAAAGCAAGGTTTAAAATTGCTACAACTGAAATTGATAGTGCAACTAATTTAACTAATAACAGTTGGCATTATATAGCAGGTACTTGGGATGGTACTACTATGACTTTGTACGTAGATGAAGATACACCTGTAACAATAGCTAAATCAGGTGCAATAACATACGATACTGATAATTTATTTATTGGTTCAAGATTAGGAACAGGAGAGTATTTCGATGGTTTAATAAGCGATGTAAGACTTTACGACAGAGCATTATCAGCAACCGAAATAGAAAACAATTATAACGCAGGTTTATCTGCACATACAAATTAATTATGAGAGGAAACGTTTATTTATCTCTTGATACAAAGACTTTTAAAGGATTGATTCCAGAAGAGTTAATGAAAACCTACGGAATACCACAATATAACGAGGAGGGGATTCAAAATGGTGTCATTAAACCAACCTTTGAAGAGCTTGGAAAGTACAATCGTAGAAAGTTTGGTGCTAACCCTGTTGTAAAAATTGGTAAGGCTAAATTTCATATAATTGAACTTGAAGCAAGTTGGGTCAGTGGAGAGCTTTCTGCTTTGCTTGATTTAGGTAAGGGAAAGGAATATCCAAACAACTGCTTAATGACAAGAACGGAAGCAGCTAAATTTATTAGAGATAACTCAGACGATTCAATAATATGATATATTTTGATAAACTTAAAGTCAAGAGTAAAACTGTTTACAAGATTACGCATGTAGATGGAGACTTTATTGCTATTACAAAATATTTTGACATGCACAAAGATGCAGAGCAGTTTGCTGATTGGTATGCTAAAAAAAGAGGTTGTGAGGTTCACAAATCTTTCAAAGTAAAAAAGAAAAAATAAATGGAGCATTGGCTACAAAGTGTTGCGGTAAATAAATTGTCTTTGAACATTTACAATCAATGTGTAGATGCTGAGGGTAATTACTTTTTGATTGGTGTAATAGACGACCAAACAAGAGTTGCAACATACGGAGCATTTTCTCCTGTTGCCAAATCACAAAGAGCAATAAGATTTGATGTACCAACAAACGCAGTTCCATTTAATGCATTAAAGACAAACTCATTTTACAATGTAGTTGTATATGAGCAAACGAATGATACAAATACAAGCCCAACAGATGCCGTTGTACTTGGTTTACGATGGGAGGGTACAATGATAATAGATGCAGATAGTGAGGTTACATTTACTGAGTATGCAAACCCAACTGCAAGAAATTACGTTTACTATAACACAGAAGATTAAGCAGCATGATAAATTTAGTAAAAATGTCATCTTATACTACTCCAAAGATTGAGGAGAACCCTGCAAGGGAGTGGGTAGAATATGGGCGAGATAACAACTACTATCAATTCCTAATAGATAGGTTTAATGGTAGTGCAGTTAATAATGCTATTATTACAGGTATAGGAGAGATGATTTACGGTCAAGGTCTTGACGCAACGGATGCAAATAAAAGACCATTAGACTATGCTAAAATGAAGCTCATTTTTAGAGATGAAGATATACGAAAAGTGTCTTTGGATTTAAAGTTACTAGGTCAAGCTGCGTTCAATGTAGTTTGGAACAAGGGCAAGACTGAAATTAAGAAAGCAAAGCACATTCCAATACAGAACTTAAGACCAGAAAAGGCAGTTGATGGAAAGATACAAGCATATTACTACTCAGATGATTGGTTGCAGTTCAGAAAAGACAAGTTTAAGCCTATTAGAATAGATGCTTTTGATGGGAAGCGTAAGTCAAGCGATAGCCAAATCATGGTTATACACCCTTACTCTCCAGGCTTCTTTTACTTTTCTCCTGTTGATTATCAAGGTTCTTTACAATGGAGTGAGATAGATGAAGAGATAGGAAACTATCATTTGACAAACATTCAGCAGGGGTTTGCTCCTAGCATGATGGTAAACTTCAACAATGGTACACCTACAAAAGAGGAACAAGATGCTATTGAGAGAAAGATTACGCAAAAGTTTACAAGCACAAGTGGTAAGAAGTTTGTTTTATCGTTTAACGATAATCAACAACAGGCTACAACGATAGACCAAATACCTATCTCGGAAGCAGCAGAGCAATATAAGTTCTTATCTGAGGAATGCACAAAGAAGATTTTAGTTGGGCATAGAGTTACATCTCCTATGTTGTTTGGTATTAAAGACAAGACAGGTTTAGGTAACAATGCAGAGGAGATAAAAGTTGCATCTCAGCTATTTGACAATACAGTTATAAAGCCAAAGCAAAACATAATCATTGATGCGATTGATGAGGTGCTTGCAGTTAATGGTATTCACTTAGATGTTTACTTTAAGACATTGCAACCGATTGAATTTGCAGATGACATTGAAGACTTAGACAAGGAAACAAAAGAAAAGGAAACAGGTGTCAAGATGAGTGCTTGTAAGCATGACGATAGACCATTCCTTGACGATGCTAAATCTGAAAGATTACTCGAAGAGCTTAATATTTACGGAGAGGTAAACGATGAGGAGGAATACGAGTTGATGAGTGAGGAGTTAGTCGACACAACAAACCCTGATTTTCACAAAGAGTTTGAGGGTTTTGATAGACAACCAAATGATTCCGATGCAAAGGCAGGAGAAAAGTCTAAATGGGGAGATAAGGGTTTGTACAAGGTAAGGTATGCATATGCAAAGACTACAACTAAACAAGCTAAAAACCCAAGCAGACCATTTTGTACTGAGATGATAATGATGGCTAATTCTGGCATTGAGTTTAGATACGAGGATATTAAAAAAATGGGTAGAGCAGGAGTAAATGGGCAGTTTGCACCTAAAGGCTCTAGTACATACGATTTATTCACTTGGAAAGGTGGGGTTTATTGCTATCATGGTTGGATGAGAAGAATCTACTTTAGAAAGCAAGTAAAAGGTAAGTTCTTACCAAACAAAGGTCTTGACAATGAGAAGCGAGTTGGTAACAATCCTTATGTTAAGCAGAAAGGAACGGAAGCAGTTGCACCGATAACAACACCAAATAGAGGAAGTTTAAAAAATAGATAATGGCAACAGTTTTATTCATATCACAGGACAGGTTGAAAACATCAACTGCTCTAAATTATAACATCGATACGGAGTATTTACTCCCATTCGTTAAGATTGCACAAGACAAACATTTACAAGCTATCTTAGGAACGAAGTTATATGAGAAGTTGGAAAATGATATAGTAGGAGTTGATAATGCATCGTTATCAGGTGCTTATAT